GGTGCATACTTCGTAGAATCACCACGTCTATACAATGCTACAGACGGAGCATCATCTGCTCGTAACTTCCGCACAATCATTGCTGGACAACAGGCAATGGCAGAAGCAGTGGCTGAAGAGCCACACATAGTTATCGGACCAGTAGTTGACAAGTTAATGCGTCACCGCCCAATGGGTTGGTATGGCGTACTTGGCTTTGCTCGCTACCGCGAAGAGGCACTATATCGCTTAGAAACATCTTCATCAATTAACGTTGCTTAATTAATTGAAGGTTGGGCAGTGGGAACGGCGAACACGACTCACTGCCTAACATTGAGTTCATTAAGGAGAACAATGACTAATTATACATTCACAACCCCAACAGTTCGTGAAGGTCCAGCAGGTGGACACAGATTGTTTTACTTCTACAAGTTAGATAGAGGGATAACAATTGTTAAGTCTGGTGCAACATACCAACAGATTCGTTACTCTATTGATTCTTCTTTGACTGATAATACATATGATGTTGTATATCGTGGTGGGTATAACCATACAGTTGATGAGGCTACTAAGGCAGAACTAATTGCTGGTGGTGTTGGAGTAACAGAAGGAAACTTTACAGCAGTATAAGGGGATATATGAAACACTGGGAATACCATCCAGAGTATGACGAGACTTGTTTTGGCTGTAAGGCTGGAACATTGCAGATGAATGCAGGAGATGCAGTAAGAGATATACCAGATAAGAAATGGAACTCTGAACTAAAAGCATATGAAGATGCAAGAAAGCAAGGAATGCAACCAGCAGGAACATCAATGCGTCAAATACAGGAAGCATATAAAGCATCAGAGACTTTAGGTAAAGCCTACAATGCTAACAATATGCCTAAGACAAAAGATATAACTAAAAAATCCGTCGAAGTAATGAAAGAGATAGGACAAATATAATGCCAATGGTCGGAAACAAGAAGTTCCCATACAATGCAAAAGGCGAAGCAATGGCAAAGATGGAAGCCAAGAAGTCAGGCAAGAAAATGGTTAGAAAGCCTATGAAAAAGATGGGGAAGAAGAAGTAATGATAAACAAAAATAATAAAACTCGTCCTAAAACTAAAGTATTACCAACTAATCCATCAGGTAAGAAACGACCTTTGCCTAGAGTAATACCACCTAAACTTAATGATAAAAAAATTCAAGACATGCTTACTGGAAGAAAGCCTGTTCCAGGCATGAAGAAGAAACCTAAAACTGGTGAAGCATTAAAGAAAGCCATTATGAAAAAAACTGGCAAGTATCCAAATACGGCTCAATAATGTCAGACCCAAGATTAAAACGAGCAGGGGTGTCAGGGTTTAATAAACCCAAGCGCACCCCTAATCATCCAAAGAAATCACACGTAGTTGTAGCCAAAGAAGGTAGCACTGTAAAGACTATTCGCTTTGGTCAGCAAGGTGTGACTGGAGATAGGAAGCCAACTGCAAGGCAGGCTTCATTCAAAGCACGTCATGCAAAGAACATTGCAAAAGGAAAGATGAGTGCCGCATATTGGGCAGATAAGGTTAAGTGGTAACATGGCATTAGGTAAAGCAGGAAGTAGCCTTACAGCAGAACTCAATAGGCTTGCTGGCACAACAGGACTTGACTCACAAGGTGCTGCTAATGCCTATGCCAGCACAACTGGTCTAGCAACAGTTGGTGCTTTAAATGTTCAGGCAGGCAAGACAAGCCCAACACAGTACAAAGACCTTCAAGGTATCTGTAATGAACTTGCTGGAACTACGGGTTTAGGAGCCCCTGCAGCCTTAAGGAGTATTAACGTATGACAACTACACTTCCAGATTTAATCAATGAGGTTCAGATAAACCTTGCTGGTTATACCTATAGCCAAGACAGAGCAACCCATCTACGCGGTCCTGTTACAACAACTACATCTTCAAGTGCTGCTCCTACAATTCTTAGCCTAGACTCAACAGAGAATGTTGGTAAAGGTATTATAGAAATTGATGAAGAACTATTATGGGTTGATTCATTTGACCGCGTATCTAATACAGCAACCGTTGCTCCTTATGGACGTGGCTATCTAGGTACTGTTGCTGACACACATACTCTTGATACTAAAGTAACAATCTCACCAACCTTTCCACGTTATGTAGTTAAGAAAGCAATTGACGATACGATTAGAGCCGTAGGCTCATCTATCTATGCTGCTAAATCTACAACTTTTATTTATAATCCTGCTCAAACAACATATGAATTTAACGGTTTAAACATACAAAATATTCTAAGTATTATGTGGCAAGCAATTGGTCCATCTGAAGAATGGATTCCTATTCGACGCTGGTCTTGGGATTCAGTAGCAGATACAACAGCATTTGGTGCTAATGCTCAGACAGTTACTATTGGAGATTTTGTTACTGCTGGTAGAACTGTAAAAGTAATTTACTCTACAGACCCTGTTGGCTTTACTAACAACGAACAAGAGTTTGTTACTCAGACTGGACTGCCAGAATCTTGTAAAGATGTAATCATTCTTGGTGCAGCATATCGTTTGCTTACCTATCTTGACCCTGCTCGTGCAGGACAAGTCAGCCCACAGGCTGATGAGACAGATAGTAAACGACCATATGGTGCATCTCAATCTGCAACCAAACAATTGTATACTCTTTACGCTCAACGTTTAAATGAAGAAACTCAAAGACAACAACAACAGTATCCAATTCGCGTCCACTACAGCCGATAGGTAGAAAATGACAACTAGAAAATATTCCTCACGCTCGCAACAGACTACACTGGTAGGTAGCATTACTGACACTGCTACAACAATTGTTGTGCAATCTGCTACTGGTATCCTTGGTGGTATCACAGTAACTCCACCTGAACAATTTACAATAGTCATTAACCCTGATACGGCTCTTGAAGAAATTGTAGATGTAATTGAAGTAAGCGGTACTACTTTTACGGTAAACCGTGGAATAGATACATATAGTCCTGGCACTGGTCAGGCTCACTCTGCTGGCGCAGTAATTCGACATATGGCAATTGGTCGCGACTTTCGCGAGGCTAACCAACACATTAAAAATGAAACAACAGCACACGGTTTAACTATTGCTAACGTTCTTGAAACAACAGATACAAACATGATTACAACAGCGATGCTACAGACTGACTCTGTAACAACCGCTAAGATTACTGACCTTAACGTCACTACTGCTAAAATTGCAGATAGCGCAATTACATCCGCAAAGATTGCTGACCTAGGTATTGCTACTGGCGATATCGCAGACTCAGCCATTACTAGCGGTAAAATTGCTACAGGGGCAGTTGGAACAACTAAGATTGATGACCTATCAGTAACAACCGCTAAGATTGTTGATAGTGGAATTACTGCTGTTAAGATTGCATCTGATGCTGTAACTACAGCCAAGATTCTTGATTCTAACGTAACTACCGCAAAGGTTGCTGACTCAGCAATTACCTCAGCCAAGATTGCTGATGGAACTATTGTGGCTGGTGACATCGCAGACGGCGCTATTACTTCTGCCAAGATTCTAGACGGCACTATTGTTGCAGGAGACCTTGCAGATGGCGCAGTAACCTCAGCAAAAATTCTTGATGGTGCAATTGTTAATGCAGATGTTAATGCTGGTGCTGCTATCGCTAAGACTAAGTTAGACCTTGGTGGAACTATTACCTCTGCTGACTTGGTAGATGGAACTATCGTTGCATCAGATATTGCAGATGGAACTATTACTGCAGCCAAGATGGTCACAGACCCTTATGCTCGCGCTAACCACACTGGCACACAGACAGCCTCAACTATCTCAGACTTTGATACACAAGTAAGAACTAACCGCCTAGACCAGATGGCTGCACCTACTGGTTCAGTATCTGTAAACAGCCAGAAGGTTACATCTCTTGCTACACCAACAGATAACGCTGATGCTGCTACTAAACTTTATGTAGATACAAAGGTTGCTGACCTTGTTAACTCTGCACCTGGAACGCTAGATACCCTTGGTGAGATTGCTACTGCAATTGAAGCAGGTGGAACTGTCTATGAGTCCTTTGTCCTAAAGACTGGCTCTACTATGACAGGTGCTCTTACTTTGTCAGGTGCTCCTACAGTAGACCTACACGCTGCTACTAAGGCTTATGTAGATACCGTTGCTGGCTCTGCAGACGCTGCTGCAGCCTCCGCTGCTGCTGCTGCTACAACCTATGACAACTTTGATGACAGATACCTTGGAGCCAAGGCTAGTGCTCCTACCCTGGACAATGATGGCAATGCTCTTATTGAAGGTGCTCTGTATTGGAACTCTACATCTAACGCAATGCTTGCGTGGGATGGTTCTGAGTGGACATCTATCTCATCTACCTCAGACATCTTCCGTTACCGCTACACAGCATCAGGTGGAGAAACATCTAAGTCTGGCACAGATGATAACGGACTTACCCTTACATACATAGTAGGCAAAGAACAGGTATACCTCAATGGTGTTCTTTTAGTTCGCTCAACAGATTATGTAGCAACTGACGGCTCAAGTATTGCTTCTCTTGCTGCTTTAACTTCTGGAGACATTCTTGAGATTATTACCTTTACTGCTTTTGAACTAGCAAATGTTCTTAGCCCTACATTGTTTGACGCCAAAGGCGACATACTTGCTGGAACTGGCGTAGATACTGTTGGCAAACTAACAGTAGGAACTAATGGATATGTTTTAACCGCAGATTCATCAACCGCAACTGGTATTAAGTGGGCTGAAGTTGATTTAGAATCATCAACAATAATGTCAATTATGGGAGCATACTAATGAGTAAAGCAAGAGATTTAGCAAACCTAGCATCAGACGCTACAAATGTAGCAACAGATGCTGAACTAGCAGCAGCAGATTCAACCCCGACAGCACTAATGACAATGGGAGCATAACCAATGGCAACATCATATAAGGTCCTAGGACAAGTAAACCCTAGCGCAACAACAGCAACAACTCTATACACAGTGCCATCAAGCACCCAAGCAGTAGTGTCAACTATTGCGGTATCAAACCAAGCAGCATCTTCTGCTACTTTTCGTATTGCTATCCGACCAGCAGGAGAAACTCTTGATGCTAAACATTACATTGCTTACGATTCTACAGTAGCAGCAAACGATAGCACTATGCTAACAATTGGTGTGACTCTTGCTACTACAGATGTTATTACTGTATATGCATCATCAGCAACTGTATCATTCAACGCATTTGGAAGCGAGATTTCCTAATGGCTGTATCTAAACTTAACCCAGTATCTGGTGGTAAAACTCGCTATGTTGAAACACTTACATCTGGCACATCCTGGACTGTCCCTGCTGGTGTTACTTATGTTAACGCAACACTTTACGGCGGCGGCGGTGGTGGCGGTGGCGGTGTTGCTGCTACTACCGCAGGGAGCGGTGTTGGTGGTGTTGTA